TGTCAGCATAACTGTTTGGTGCTTTGTAAGCTGATGTACCGTCTGGATTTGCTTCAGAAGCTACATTGCGTACTGGCTTACCTTGCATGCCGGCTGCGCCTGAATTAAATGTTGTTGGCGATTTAGCATTAGCACCGTTATCACCCATTTTAGCTGGAGCAACTTTTTGTAAACTAATGTTTTCCATCACGCCCATATCAGCTTCTTCTTCATCAAATTCTGATGTATCGTCGTCAGCATAAGCATCACCACCAACTTCACCATCAACTGGATCCATGTCAAAATCGTCGCCGCCGTGTTCAGCTTCTTCGTCGCCCATTAACGCTTCAAATTCAGCCATTAATTCGTCGAGTTTGTCTTCTAAATCAACTACGCGATCTTCGAGATCTTCTTCGCCTGCGTCGTCGTCATGATCATGTTCAATATCTTTGGTCATGTCTTCTCCGTCATCTTCAGCTTCGTCGTCAAATTCAGCATCTGCATCATCTTCTTCGTTCATGCCGCCGTCTTGATCGGTTTGAACTTCGCGCATTACATCTTCTGTTGCAGAACCGGAAGTATCGTCCATTCCTTCTTCAATATCTTCTTCTTCGTCAAGCTCTTCGCTTTCTTCGCCGTCTTCTTCATTCATTAAATTTTCATAAATTTCGCGTGATTTCTCAACTACGATGTTATGGAAAAGCTCGCGGGCTTTTTGTTCGTCATCGTTAATCACATACTCGATTAACTGTTCAAATTTCGATGTCATATTATCTCCTTGGATGATGGCTCGTGCTAATACTTAGTATTAAGTAATAATATTACTCGATTATCGGGGAGAAAGTGACTATTTTATGTAATTTGTATTACACAGGTGCCCCTGCAGGTTCTGCAGGCGGAGCGTATTGAGCTTTGACATATTTTAATTTATTAGTATGTTCTATTTTACGCAAATCATTCATTTGCCGTAATTTACGAATTTGTGCCAAAGTTAAACGAGTCTTACGTAATTGTCCCATTTGTGGTTGGGTATTATCATTTTCTAAATCCTGATAAGATTCGGGACTTTTTTCGTAGAGTTCGTTTAGTATCATAGTTTATTATTTAGTTTATATTGTTAAGTTTACGCCCCGGCAGTATTTCCAGCTGGACTACCTACGCTGCCTGCACCTGGTGCTGTTTGCGAAGCTGGAGCTGGTCCTGCCCCAGTATCAACATCAGCAGTTCCTACACCAGTATTCGCTAAATCATCACCCATATCTATATCTGCATCCATTCCAGCAGGAGTTACACCCACTGAACGCAAATCTTGGCCTGATACATTAACAAGTTCAGAAAGATCTCTTTCTTCTTTCCACAATTTTTCATTTTCGAGGATTTCTTCTTCAGTTAATCCTAAATATCTCTTTAATAAGAAACGTTTTGACAGATATGGCAACGGTTCAATTGCTGAAAATGTACTGACACGAGCTGTATCAAGCTCAGATTGACGATAACTAGCAAAGTTCTGTGGTTGAGTTAGACGTAAAGTAAAGATACTGCTATCAATACTAAACCCTCTCCAGTGTAAAAACATCTTAAATTCGTCATCTAACTTCTGCATAATTAGTTTTTGTAAACGTTCGCAGTACTTGTTAAAACGGAATTCTTGTATTAATGCTGTACCAACACGGCCGTCATTCATTGGAGCTGAACTATCATCTGGCCCTGTTGGAAGATAACTACTAGGAACACGCAATCCTCGTGCCATTTTGTTGTTAAAATACTTTAAATCGTCAATTTCGCCTAGATTTTGCCCACCCGGCAATACTTCAACTGAACTACCACGTCCGTCTGTTGTTTGCGGAAAGAAGTAATCTTCATTAACGCTTAATGGATTGTAGCTAGCATCCATCATGTTAGATCCGCCACCAGTTATAGTAGGAATACGGCGTTGATGCATTTCGTTTTTAACACGCTCAACGAATGCCATAGCCATGTGACTAGGCATATTACCCACGTCAATTTTAAATAAACGGCGTTCCGGAGCACGTTGTACACGATAAATCAATACAGAATCTTCTAAAAGTTCTTTTTGTTTATAAACTTTGTAAATGTTTTCTAAAATACTTTGCCCAAATGGCCAAAAATAATCTAATCCTTCATTTAAACTTAGATGTACAACGTGTTTAGCGTCAATACATGATTCATTCATAGCTTGTGTGAAGCGACTATTGCCTGTTCCCCCACCACCACCACCGCCGCCACCACCATTAGGTGCGTTATAATTACCGCCTGTTGTAACCGACCCAGTTGAACGGCTTACATAATAATCAGATGTGGTCTTAGCCGCCATACTCATATTTTGGAAGTTAGGATTAATGTCACGAATAATATATTGTTCAGGGCGTTTGCCTTCCGACTCGTTAACAATAATACGAGCCACTTTAATCATGTCAATCCAATACATTTCAAATGTTTCTGGATCACGAACAAATACTTGATCACCGTATTTGATAGCGTTTCTAAACAATTTAAAAATACGCTGATCTAATTTGTTTAACTTAGTCCATTGCTGCAATTGTTTTTTAATAATTTCAATTTCATGATCAGTTGGATTTTCAGCAAAATCAATATCAAAAGGAGTACCGTTGTCGCCATTGGCTTGTGTACTAAATTCAGCAATAATATCTAAGCAAGCGTTTACTTCGCTATCACAATCCATATTTTCATATTGATTATAACGTTCTAATCTATTTGGATGTCCTGAATAAACTTCAGGTAATCTACTTGCGTAATTACGAAATGCAAATTCGTTTCGTGTTCCACTTTCAAAATCAGAACCTGGTCTGTTATAACCTGGTAGTCCAAAATTATTCTTGCCTGAAATAGGGCTAAGTTGACCCATCTGATTTGTATCAGCGAGTTTAAAATATTTGCGCCAAGAGCCGTTGCGTCCGTTAGTACCGTTTGAAGTTGCCATAGTCTGTTATTTAGTTCATTAACCTTGTAGTTGTAATAACTCTTTCGACATATTAGCGTGTTTTGTCATACCATCAACTAATAATCCTAATTTTTGTACCTTTTCTGCAAGTAATGATGCAATTATTGTAGCCGATCCGTCATCTTGATTCGGCATATCTAATGGTATTGACTTGCCATCAGGTAAAGGTACAACAGCTTCGTCGCCGTGTAGCATTGCTTGATACCCATCTTTAGGTCCAGTCAATACACCACCTAACTGAGCCGATTGCATTTTTTTACCTTCTGCACCTTCGATAGGCGCTGCTGCTACAGATGCAGCAGGAATTTCAGCAGCGGCTGTTCCCACTGGTGCAGTTGCAGATGCCGTCTGAGTAGCTGCTCCCCCACCTTTTTTCATAAATGACAAATCAGCTACTTTTTCTGAGCCAAATTGACCTGTTTCCAAATTTCTTGCGTATGCGTCTTTCTTTCGTTGCTCTGTTACTGCATTTGAATTACCAATACTTCGTGCTACCTGTGTATATGGATCTGCACCTGGATTTCGTTTCATTCCATCTAGCATCATCATAACCGCAATTTTAGCGGCAATTTTTGGATCATTGGCTAAATCTGGATTTCCAACTAGGTCTATGCCTAATTTTTCGCCGTATTTTTTATAATTTGTTTTAAAAGTAATACCAATAAATCCACGACCGCGATATTTGTATCCATCCCCAGGTTGGTCATTGCCATAACCCTTAAACGCAGGATTTTTGTCACCATACACATAGTCAAAGAATTTTACAGGATCTGCTTTTAATGCAGTCAACTCATCATCTGGCATTTTACCAAAAATAGATCCTGCTCCAAATGATTTTCTAATATTTTCGTTACTAGTATTTTGGTAACCAATCTCTGATTGCATTTTAAAACCAGACTCTCCTTCGGCAGCAGCAGCCATAGAGGCTCTTATTTTAGGATCAGTAACTCCTAACTCGTTCATTGCTTGTAACAATAGTTGTTGATTCTGACCAACAGTAGTAGGGCCAGTGCCCTCTGCTAATCCGCCTGCTTTTTCTGTTTCTGCTGTACCGCCAGCTACACTACCAGTACCTCCTGCATTAAGTTTCATAGCATTAGCAGCACTACCACCTGGGCTACCACTAGGAGTACCTTCTGCTGCACCTGGGCTACCGCCAGCACTACCACCGGCACTGCCACCTGGGCTACCGCCAGCACTGCCACCACTACTACCGCTACTGCCACCAGCACTGCCACCGCTACTGCCGCTACTGCCACCAGCACTACTACCAACCATGTTATTCAACATAGCCTTACTTCTGTTTAATAAAGAATTTGTGCCAGTTAATTTGCCTGAAGAATCTGCACCACTGCTACCAGTAGAACGTAATTCTAACATAGCACTCAATGTCTCGAAAGATTTTTGTGTAGGATTAATGCCTTTTGAAACTATTCTAGTAGTTAATTCAGTAATACTGTTTAATTTAGCAGAGTTTATTTCTAAACTTTTATCAGCATCACTTTTTGCTAACTGTTGATTGGCTAATTGTTCTTTGCTTGTTTTAGCAGTAGTAGTTGTATAATTATTTTGTAATATACCTGCTCTCGATAATTCATTCGATATTACCTTGAAAGGATTAACAAACCATACAGAGCCATTTTCTTTATTAGAGTTAGGTTTTTCTGTAGGTTGATTGGCAAATGCGGATCTAGTAGTAGCCATACCAGAAGGAATTTCCGATAATGTTTGTGTTATTCCTGTATTTCTATCTCTGTTTGTAGTATTTGTAGTATTTGTAGTATTTGTAGTATTTCTAGCAGCATTAGAGTTAGGTTTTTCTGTAGGTTGATTGGCAAATGCGGATCTAGTAGTAGCCATACCAGAAGGAATTTCCGATAGTGTTTGTGTTATTCCTGTATTTCTATCTCTGTTTGTAGTATTTGTAGTATTTCTAGCAGCGGTAGTAGCAGTAGCAGCAATAGCAGCAATAGGAACCGCAGCAGTAGCAGCAGTAGCAGCAATAGGAACCGCAGCGGTAGTAGCAGTAGTAGCAGCGGTAGTAGCAGCAGCGGTAGTAGCAGTAGCATTTCTACTCATACCTCTAGTATTAGTATCACTGCCCGTCGATCTACCAGGCATAACTCTAGCATTTTCATCTCCGGCACCGCTTGATTTTCCAAAACCAAATAATCCCCTGGCTTTATCCCATAACGTAGTTCCGCCACCTGCCTGTCCTTCTTTACCTGCTGCTTGCCCTGCCACACCTGCTGTTTGTTGGGCTAACCCCGATATTAATTTAAGGGCTGATGTTGCAGGACCAATACCTTTATTAATCACTGCGTCTGCAGATTGTGTTGCATTGCGTTGAGCATTTTTTATCGCAGCCATTCTAGCAGCATTTGGATCTGCTGCACCTGTTTTTTGTGCTTCTTGGTCTGCTATAGCTTTAGCATTGGTTGCCACATAATCTTTTGTGCTAATAGCACTTAAAGCCATAATGCCTGTTACTGGCCCCATCAATCGTTCCATCTCACCAGCTTGTGCTGTTCCGAGATTGTTTTCCATTGTAGTAGTAGCTTCTTTACCTAAACTATCAAAAAGTACATTGGCGTTCTTTTCCCCCGCTTGAATTTGTTTAACTAGATTAGGGAATGCTCGATTAAATTTAACAAATGCAGGGTCATTAACAGCATTTGATAATACCATTGCCAATCCATCAGATTGTGATTCTGCACCAGCGGCTGTCATCATCGACATTAAATCTCGATTACGATTAAGTTCCGCTTCTGCTTCTTTTGAACCTACTCCACCAGCATCTACTTTTCGTTGCAATTCTACTTGATTGGCATTAAATTGCTCTAGACGCATAGCTTTTGCATAAGCTTCGTTTTGTCTTTCAGCATTTAATCCAGTTAATTTAGCTAATCGATCTTGTTCAAAGATATATTTTGTAGTGCCAGCTGTAAGTTCTGCTGTGGTTTTTATTTTCGAAGAACCATTTAATTGTTGGAATTTTAAATAATTTGCAGAACCTTCTGTAATGTCAGTTATAGACATACCCATATTTGAAAACTGGGTCATCAAACTTGTAGTCGTTAACGCACGACTAACTTCAGTAAATCCTTTAAGTCCATCAGCAGCAGTGCCGCCTAATGCTACTAATGTAGTAGCATTTTTTTTCATTAATGATGTAAATTCACCAATTTCAGATACAGTAAATCCAGCTGCTTGGAGATTTTTAAAAGTAGAATCCATACCAACTACAAGTCCCGAACGACTCATACTTTGATAATTTTTAAATATTTCGTCGCCTTGTTTCATTGAGGCGGCAAAATATTTCCCTGTAAATTCTGCTACTCTTTTAGCAGCTCCTCCGAAAAATGGAAGTTTTGATGCCCATGCACCTAAAGCATCAGCACCTTTTTCAACCACATCGGTATAAACACTAAGCCCTTCTTCGCCTTGCGATAACCTATCAGCTGTTTTAATAGTTGCATCTTTTAAATCATTAACTTTTTTATGCAATGAATCAGAATAATCTTTAATGCCAATTGCAGCATCGCGCATATCCTTTGCTAATGCCGCGGTTACTGGTTTGCCACTGGCTAATGCAGCATTGTATCTATTGACAATAGCTTGTGCTTCTTCCGGAGTAAATTTTGCCATTTATAAAGTATTAACCTTGATTTTGTAACATACGATCAGTAATATTATTTTGTTTTGTCATAACACTTAGTAAAGAATCTAATTTAGATAATTCTTGTGTCAATAAAGAAATTTGTTCTTCTGCACCGGCGCTGCTGCCAGTACCGCCGCCTTTAGATTGCACAGGAATAGTTCTGCCATCAGGTAACGGTACAACAGCTTCGTTACCATGTAATAATGCTTGATAACCACTTGTTGGACCACTTAATATACCACCCATAGCAGCAGATGGCATCGGTGTATCTGTCTTGCCTGCTCTTCGATCAGTAATTAATTGTGTTAAAAACGGAGAATCTCCTGTAGGTGGCCATTTATAATCACTTCCCCACGCCATCAATCCTGAATGTGAAGTGTCCAAATGAATATGAGCGCCACCAGGAGCACGATATTCTGCTCCTATGCCATTAAATCCTAAATCAAGAGCTTTAACATATAGTTTATTTCTTTCTGGTTCACTTAATTGATTTGCTCCAAATCCTAAATCAATAGCATCTCCAGTACCATGATTAGCTGCACCTGGTCTAAATCCGCTAGTAACAGTTAATTTTTTACCAAGAACTGATTCTATCGCTGCTTTTTTAGCTAATACGTCAGGTTTAACACCCTCTTCTTTACCAGTACCACCGCCACTGCCAGCCGCCGGAGTAGCTGCACTTTTTGCTTCTGCTGCTGACGGAGGGGAACCTGACGGCACTTGCTCAGTAGGCGAAGTATCTTTTGGTTTTTGAGCTCCGTTTGGAGCACCTCCTGCTGCACCCCCTGCTGCACCCCCGCTAGTTCCTCCTGATGATGTAGTAGCAGTAGGACTAAATCCTAAAGTTTGTTTAATTTTATCTATAGTTGACAACACTAAAGTTTTAGTTTTATCAATTAATCCAACTGTATCTTCTGCTTTCCCTTCCCCAGTTCCACTTTCAAGCAATTCAGTTAATCTATCAGTAGTTTTAGTTAACAATGTAAAACTTTTAATTACAGGAGTAAACGATGTATTAAGAGTTTTTGCTAGTGCCTGTGTATTTTCTTTCTGACCTTCGGTTATATCAGAAAATGAATCTGTTAATTCAATTGTAGTACCTTTAGCACCAGTGACCTGTTTTGCCGACTGTTCCATTACTTTTTGGTAAGCAGCAAGACTTTCTGTTAACTTTGCTACACTAGTTTCACCGGTTTGTTCATATATTGCGTTCTCGGATAAAGTACGCAGTTGATCCTGTCGATTTCGTGTCTTCTGTGCTACCATACTTGGAGAATCTGTGGGTCTAATAGTTGATTTAACCATTGCGTGAAGTTGATTAATTCTTGCATGTAGCTTTTCAATATCAATACCCGCTAATGCCGGATCATTTTTCGGATCTTTAACTAACCCACCATCGGCATACCCTGGTCCAGAACTAATACTTCGGTTTAATCCCAATGCCGGATCATTTTTCGGATCTTTAACTAACCCACCATCGGCATACCCTGGTCCAGAACTAATACTTCGGTTTAATCCCAATGCCTTTGTTGTTTCGGCATCTATTACATATTCGCCTTTGTGTACAATACCTGCTGGTTGATATTTGCCACCATCACCAGTATATCCACCTTCTGCAAACCAGGAAAATGGATTATACCATGAGGATTCAGATTTCCCTCCAATTTTACCTTCTTTGCCAGCTATTTTTCCTAACACTCCGGCTGCATCAGCAGCAACAGTAGATAATGCTTTGAGAGCAGAAGTCACTGGGCCCATTGCTTTATCAAGTACTTTTGTAGTTGATTGTTCTATATCGCGAGCATTCTGATTTATCTTAACCATATCAGCTGTATTTTTATCTTTACCAGCTGCTTGTCCTTCTATTTGCTTACCTGCAGAATTTACAGCATCTACATAGTCTATTCCGCTACTAGATAAGGCTTTTGAATATTCTCCAAAATTGCCTAAGAATTTATTAAATACCCCGGCTCCTGCTAATCCTTTATAAGTTGTTGTGGTTCTTTGTACATCTTTCATTAATGTATTGGTAAATTCACCAATATCAGTACCACCTTGATCTATAAATTGAGCTGTTTGTCCCAATCCTCTTTGAAATACTGCATACCCTTCAGTATTAGTAGCACCAGCCAAATACATCATGGCATTTTTCTTCATCTCAGGCCCCATCTTGCCTTCGACCATTGTAAGCATTGCTTGATTAGCATCTAGTTTTTTCTGTGCAGCCGCACCTTCGTCGCCGCCTCTTGCAGCTATTTGTTTTAATTCAAAGGTTTTAGCTGCATATTGCTCAGTAGCCAATGCTTGTTCTTGTATTTTATTTTGTGAATCTGCACTTAATCCAGTTAATTTGGTTAATTTATCCTGATTAACCATGTACTCCATAGCACCTTGCGTTACTGCCTTGGTATCATTTGAAACTGCTTGTCCACTTAATTGCTGTAGCCTTACATAATTTGCAATACCCTCATTAATTTGTGGTATTTGCATACCCATATTCAGCAGCTGAGTGCCTAACCCTGACCCTACAATTTCCTTAGATATTTTAGAAAATCTAGTAAGCCCTTCTTGTGCAGTCCCACCCATATTGGCCAATACGGTGGAATTTTGTTTCATCAGGTCGCCATATGCCCCGATTTCCTTCATTGTATAACCAGCAGCCTGCAAATTCTTAAATGCGTCGTTCATGCCGGTAGCTAGTCCTGAACGACTTAAATCTTGATAAAGTTTAAATTGTTGATCAGCTAATGTGGCTACTCTAGTTGCTACTTCAGCTAATACTTCAGCTGTTTTTCCCAGTACATTACTGCCACTTTTAGCGTCTTTATTCCAATCTGAAAATACTTTTGCACCGGATTTGATAGTATCGTTATAAACTGCGGCCCCAGATTCCCCATCTATTAGGCTTTTGACCAGTCCGCCCATGCTGGCTGTTAATGCTGCTTTGCTAGCTCTTAACTGTGCTGAATACCCTTTGATACCTACAGAGGCGTCTTTTATCGAATCTCTAAGTTCTTCGGTGATTGGTATTCCGCTAGCCAGTGCTTGATTGTATTCATCAGTTCGGGCCTGAATTTCTTCCGGTGTCATGTTTTGTGGCATAACTAATATTTATACAAGGAAAAAACCATGAATCCATTGACTCAATATTTTAGACAACCTTCAATTTATATTAAATTGCCTAGCCAAGGCAATTACTACCCTGCGGGAGCTATCGAAATGCCACAAAATGGCGAGCTTCCTGTATTGCCCATGACGGCAATAGATGAAATTACATATCGTACACCTGATGCATTATTCAGTGGACAAGCAGTTATTAATGTTATACAAAGCTGTATTCCCGCTATCAAAGATGCATGGGCAATCCCATCAATTGATATTGATACCATATTAGTAGCTATACGTATTGCCAGCTACGGTCATGAAATGACTTTTGCCACAGTTTGCCCACATTGCCAAAATGATGACGAATATGCTGTTGATTTACGTACTGTACTTGAGCAAATGAAAACCCCTGATTATTCAGATCCAGTTAAACAAGGCGATATCGAAATTTACTTTAGACCAATGACTTATAAAAATTTGTCTGATAACAATAAAATTCAATTTGACGAACAACGTATTTTTCAATCGTTGCCTGATGACAAAGCCGTAGATAATGTTCAATTATCAGCTATGTCAGCAGCATTACAGCGCATGACTGAGATGACTGTATCTGCACTAAGTCAAAGTATTTTAACCATTAAAACTCCTAGCGCCATGGTTACAGAACAAGAATATATTAGCGAATTTATGAAAAATTGTGATAGTGGATTGTTCAATCGTATTCAAACTTATGTAGTCGATCATAAATCTGAAGCAGAGATGAAACCTATTACAATTAAATGTAATAAATGTCAAACTAATTACTTACAATCTATTACGTTGGATATGTCGAATTTTTTCGAGCGCGCCTCCTAATATTAGATCCTGAACGTGTTGCTACTTACATAGACAACATGGATAAAGAGATCAATGATATTAGACTTGAGGCGTTACGTATGTCTTGGTACATGAGAGGGGGATTACCTTATGATCAAGCCTTACAACTCAGTGTCGCTGAAAGAAAAATAATCAGTGATATCATCAAAGATAATATGGAGACAACTAAGAAAAGTGGTTTGCCTTTCTTTTAAGTTTTTTGTTTTTTCCATGACCCTCCTTAAGGTTCTGAATGATTACTTTATATTTCTTTTTGATTTAACAGATTAGCTGCGCTAATCCAAGACTCGCATACTGCTCGTCTTATTGTTTTAAGTAGTTGCTTTTAAATACTATTCGTCTAGAACTAATGTCATAATTCACCGTAAGCACGGTGAAAAAAATGACCTCTTCGTCTGAGTCCGCAGTCATTTATTATAAAGAGATTGTGCTTTCACACTCGGAGGCGGTTGACCTGTACCCCCTACTCTAGCTTCACATATCAACGGAACCCTAGTAACCCCATAATAAATCAAAGTCCTATAAGCATGGGTCGTATCTTTTTCACGTTGCCCAAACCATTTGTTGCCTTAAGTTGGCTTTTGCCTTTGACACCCGAGTAGGCTTGCGCCTCTTCTATCCGAATTGGGTTTCTCACCAATCCTCAACGGGGATCGAGCAGCCTCGATCAAACGCTGTCAGTGTGATGCCTCCCAGAGTTTCACTGGTTCTGACTAATAGTGTCGGGCTTCCCCTAACTTAGTCTGTCGATGCCTATCTAAGATGATTTAAATTTTGTTTTTGATGTGACTACCATGTATACGGCAAACTATTTGTCCGTTATAGTAATCGTCACTTTCTAATACACGATGCTTAAATTGTTCACGGGCTTCAATATAACTGCATTCCGATTTGGTGTTGCAATAATATAATATTTGCCTAGTGAAATTTTCGATGCCTAACTGTTCGATGTCTTTATTTAATTCTATGCTGCTGCCGGTGTACTGTTGCCAGTCTGATTCCACTTTACTTTTGATTCTCTTACGTTTTTTGGTGCCGTTCTTAAGTTTTACTATTTTATATGTTGTTTTACTAAATTTTGATAGTTTTTTTCCGATATATTTTCTGCCGGATATGTTGTTTGTAATGCAATAAACAAATCCAGCACAATCTTCCGGTAGTATTTCAACATGAGTGTTTTCAAAAAGCCATGACATGTACTAGTTAGTGTCTTTTTGATAGTGCTCATATTTTTATGCTACCTCTACATCTGTATTATAACTGGTAAATCCGCCATCCTTGATTACTTTGAGTATATTTTCTACTCTTCCGGCTAACTCGTCTCTATGACTTACTAACCAAATTGATTTTTGTCGCTCACGTGACATTTGTTTTAATAATCCCAACGCTGATTCCACACCTTGTGTGTCAAGCCCGTTGTCAATCATTTCATCAATGAATAATACATTGATGGGAGTATATAAGGATTCAAACACATCTCTAAATGCCCATGCCATACTTAAAATAAGTCGATTACGCTCGCCTCTTGACAGATTATCAAAGTCAAGTTCACGTCCTAGCTCTTCGATACTAACCGAAAGATCATTTTGAAATACAACAGTATGTGGTAATCCAATACGATCTAAGTAATGTGTTAGTCTTGTGTTAAGATATGATAAGTTTTGTTCAATAATCTTCTTGCGTATGAAACTATCCTTACTGGTGAGTAATTTTAATAAAAATTCTTGATGTTCTTGTAAACGTGTTAAGTCGTTTAACCCATCGTAAGTAACCTCTGCTAATGCTTGTTCAGTCATTTCAGTAATCTGTTCAGCATAAGGATCAATTTCAGTACTTTTATTTTCTAATTGAGCTTGCAAGCCAGCAATCGTAGCACGATGCTGTATGGCGTCTTCTTCTTTATCGTAAAACATCTTAGGTGGTTTACCTAAAACTCCCAACGATTTTTGCATTGACTCTAATTCCGACAACAACTCACTGTATTCTTTATTTGATACTTGTGAAGTTGTTAATTCTTTTTGTTTTGTCTCCAACACCTGTTTGTGTTTACTATCATGGAACGGTTGTCCACACGAATGGCACTCATGATTATCAAGCGTTTTAATCTCAGCTAACAGCCGATTGATTATTTTTTCTTCCCTGCTAATATCTAATTTAACTCTACTGATTTGTGTAGTTAGCTCATTGATATCTTTACGTTTTTGATCCCATGCTGTGTGATCTTTGTGTGCTTGTATTTCTAAATCGATATCAATTTCCTGGAGCGAAGCCAATGCTACTTCAAGTTTTGAAATATCGTCGGTGTTTTTAGTAGTCCAAAGTGTTTGTCTACGTTTTAGCGATTCAATTTGCTCTAAAATCCTTTTATTAGCATCTTGTACGGCACGTATTCTAAATTCTTCTGCTTGTATAGCATCTTTTGTAGTGCGATTTAGCTCTTTAATCTTATCAGCACGTTCACTAAGCATAGTAATGCCCAGTAATTGTTCAATGATTGTACGTTGATCATTAGCTTTTAATGATAAAAACGGTTCGGTATAAGTGTTAAGTGCCATAATATGTTTAAACATATCGTGACTCATACCTAGCATGTCTTCGATTGCTGTTTGAGTTTCTCTACTATCGCCTTGTGCATTATCTTCGGCTTCAGTTTCTTTGTTATTGACATAAAACTTTAGCAAATTAGGCTTACGTCCACGCTCAATACGATATTGTTGATCACTGATGACAAAATCCAGTGATACAATCATATTCTTGCCGTTAGTTTTGTTAACAAGATTATCTCGCCGTATATTACTAAGTGCTACTCCATACAACGCATATGAAAGTGCATTAATAATAGTAGTCTTGCCAGTGCCGTTTCTACTGCCATCACCGCCTAAGTCTAAGTTTTCGCCTAATACTAATGTTAAATCACGTCGATCAAAGTTAATAGCCTGGGTAGCATTGCCTACACTCATGAAATTCTTTACAGTTAAATTCTTAATCTGGATCATAGGCTCTGGTAAATTTTTAATAACAACTTGGGATCATAGAATTCTGATTCAATATTTGTAATTTGATCAGTAACAATTTGATCCACAGACTCAAACTTTATT